AATACTGACATAAACTCAATTAACATAAATGAGGGGTGTCCTCCCAGTACCATTAATAATGCTATTCGTGAAACAATGGCACAAATTAAAGATTGGCAAGATGGGTCTAGTGGAGATGGTTGGACTAGCACTGGTACAATTACATCATCAGGTTCATTAGCTATTAATGGAAGTGTTTATTTAGATGGAAGTTTAGGTACTAACGGACAGGTTTTAACATCTGTAGGCTCTACAAACACTCCTGTTTGGGCATCTTTAGGCACTATGTCTGCACAAAACTCTAATGCTGTAGCTATTACAGGTGGAGCAATAGCAACTACGGGAGCTTTAAATGTAACTGGTTCATTAACACTGGATGGGGCAACTGGTAGTTCAGGGCAAGTAATAACATCAGCAGGTTCGTCAGCAACCCCTACTTGGACATCTATTGTTTCATTTACTACTGGGATGATTATATTGTGGTCAGGTTCTACAGGTTCTATCCCTAGCGGTTGGGCATTATGTAATGGTTCATCAGGAACTCCTGATTTAAGAAATAGATTTGTAGTTGGGGCAGGAAGCACTTATGCAGTAAATGCTACTGGTGGTTCTGCTACTGCTACATTACCTGCTCACACTCACACAGCATCTACCTCAACTACTGGAGCTCATACTCATTCAGGCTCAACAAACACTGTAGGTGACCATGTACATGCAGCTAATCTGTATACTAGTTCTGTAATTGGTGGTGCACAAGGTGCTGGAACTGGAAACTCATTTGCTGGTACTTTTAGTACAAATGGAGCAGGTGCACACTCACACACAGTATCTATTCCTAGCAGTGGTACTCACAACCATACTGTATCAGTTAATAGTAGTGGTACTTCAGCAACAAATGCTAACTTACCTCCTTACTATGCTCTTGCATACATAATGAAACTATAATATGACAACTAAAAGATTACAATTTACAGATTGGTTACCAGACCAACCAGCAAATGCAGGTAGTTTAAATGATGCTAAAAATGTATATCCTTTAGGCATTGGTTATGGAGCATTTCCTAGTGCAGTAGATTTTTCTAACGCTGCTAGTGAAACTCTTAACAGTGTTTTTGTAGCAAAATTTGGTGCAGTAGTAGAAGTATTTGCAGGTAGTGCTACAAAGTTATATAAACTTAATATTGGCACTTTGGCATTAGCAGATGTATCTAAATCAGGTGGGTATAGTGGTGATGGAGTATGGAGATTTGAACAATTTGGTAATGTAGTTTTAGCTTGTAATGATAATGCTAGAATACAAACATGGACTATAGGTTCATCAACAGCGTTTTCAGATGTGTCAGCAGTAGCACCTATATCTAAAGACATTGCAGTAGTTCGTGATTTTGTTTTTGCAGGAAACATTGGTGTAGGTTCAGAGCCTGATAAAGTGCAATGGTCAGATATTAATGACGAAACAGATTGGGTTTCTGGTAGCACAAGCCAAAGTGATTACCAAATTATTGCAGATGGTGGTAATGTTCAAGCAATTACAGGTGGTGAGTTTGGTGTCATATTATTAGAAAAATCTATAGTTAGAGCTTCTTATGTAGGTTCACCATTGTTCTTTCAGTTTGACACAATATCTAATGGATTAGGATGTCTGGAGGGTAACTCTGTTGCTCAATATGGAAACATTACTTTCTTTTTGTCAGATGATGGATGGTATTCTACAGATGGTCAAACAATAACAAATATAGGGTTAGAAAAAATAGATAGATGGTTTTTTAGCAGAGTTGATTTAACTAAATTAAACACAATGAGTGCTGCTGTAGACCCAGTTAAAAATCTAGTAGTTTGGAATTATGCTGATGTAGATGGAAACAGAAGAATAATTATTTATAATTGGCAGTTACAAAAATGGTCAAGAGCTGAAACAACATCAGACTCTGTAGGCACTATTGCAACATTAGGAGAGTCATTAGAAAGTTTAGAGTCTATTTTAGGCTATACAGATTTAGACACAATACCTGCATCATTAGATTCACGATTATTTATAGGTGGTAAGTTTTTATTTGCAGGAACAAAAGCAAATAAAATTGTAACCTTTACAGGAGCATCCATAACACCACAACTAATAACAACAGATATAGAGGTTGGTTATAATTCTGTTGCAACACTAGCAAGACCACAAATAGATAACGGAACAGCACAAATTGCTGTAGCTAGTCGTAGAGAGCTAGATGATAATATTGAGTTTAGTGCATTTGTTCCTGCTACATCAGAGGGTAGATGTAATTTAAGAAGTGCAGGTAGGTATCATAGATTTAATGTGCAACCTACAGGAAGTTGGACAACAGCTATGGCAGTAGATGTAGATGTAAAACCACAAGGTAATAGATAATGCCTAGAATGTATCGTACACTTCCCTATCAAGGTGGTGATGCTAGGTTAGTATCTGAAGTAGTTAATAACGCTATGAATGGTAACACTAATAATTCTGGTGAAATTACACTTAATGCTGGTGGAGCTACTACAACTACAATATTTAATGAAAGAATTGGTTTTGACTCTATTATACTTCTTGCACCATTAAGTGTTGCTGCTGCTGGAACGGGAGTACAGCTTCCTCATGGATTATTTGAACACGATACAACACAAAACTTTCTTGCTGATACACCTACTAAAGTTACTTTAGGAACAGCAGAAAATGTTTATGCTATGTCATTAGCAAGTGATGCAGTTACAGTAGATTACGCAGGATATTATAATGTAACATTTATGGGAAGGTTTAATAATCCTTTATCTCAAATTCATAATGCTTATTTGTGGTTTAGAGTAAATGGTGTAGATGTTCCTCACACCGCAGCATCTATAACTATTCCAGATAAACAAGGAAGTATAGAAGGTGCTGCTTACTTAAACTTAACACATCCTTTAGATTTAAACGCTAACGATTATGTAGAAGTTTATTGTGCTGTAGATAATGCTAGTGTAGCTTTAACTGCATTTCCTGCACAGACAACACCTTACGCTAGACCTAGCATACCTTCCTCAACACTAGAGTTAGTTATGCACTATCCATCACAGGTAAGTGCTTCTACTGGATTACCTTATATTAGTGATAGACAAAAAGGTCAAGCAACCATTACACATTTGCCTAACAGCGTGGCAGATAATACTTTTGGGTATATAATAGTAGGGTAAATAACAACCAATTTAATATTATGAAACTTTATGTAGTTCCTACGAATCAAGTGCAAAGATTTTGGTATCTTGCAGAACCTTTATTACAAAAAGCATTAGAAAAAGGTAACGGAGAGTTTACAGCAGAACAATTAAAACTGCTAGTAACTCAAGGTCAGCAACAATTACTATTGGTAATGAAAGACGAGATTTGTTATGTAGCACTTACTGTTCAGTGGATTAACTATCCTAACGACAGAGTAGCTTATATAACTTATATAGGTGGTAAAAATACTAAAGCAGGAATGGAGCAGTTTAAACAGTGGGTTAAGCATAATGGTGGAACTTCAATACAGGGTTCTACTAAATTTGAAAGCATTACTAAACTTTGGAATAGGCTGTACGGATTTAATAAAAAATATCAATTAATGGAGTTGAAAATAGAATGATTAAGTTAAAAATATGGTTATATAACTGGTTAGCAAAAGATTTAGGCAAACTTGGTAGAGAAGGAGATACCGAACTTGCTCATGTTAATACATGGGAAGCTAATCTTTTAAAAGCACATGGTGGTTCAGGCACAATTAATCCTGTAACTGGATTGCGTGAATACAAAGGTGGTGGTGGAAGCCAATCTCAAACAACCACACAAAATATTGACCCTGCTATTTTGCCATACATAACCTATGGTTTAGGAGAAGCTCAAGATTTATATAAAGCTGACTCTCCAGAATATTACCCAGATGCAACTTATGTTCCAGCATCAGCAACAACAACAGAAGCATTAGGTTTAGCAGGTGCTAGAGCAAGAGCTGGTAGTCCATTAATACCTCAAGCTCAATCAACTATTAGTGGTATGCAATCAGCAGTAAACCCTGCGTTATCAAACTATGAAGCATTAACAGGTGGAATACCTAGTGGAGCTCAAGCAGGGACAGAAGCAACAGCAAGAGGAGATTACCTATCAGCAGGTAATCCATATTTTTCAGCTATGATGTCAAGTGCAGCAACCCCAGTAGTTTCTGAATTTAATAAAGCAATTAGAGATATTGGCTCAAGAACAGCAGCTTCTGGTAGATATGGTTCTGGTGCTATGGGTGAATTAGAATCAACTGCATCAGAAAACCTAGCAAATGCTCTGTCAAACAGAGCAGCAGAATTAGCATATAGTAATTATGGTGCTGAAAGAGGTAGGCAAGAACAAGCAGTGGCAAGATTAGGTGATATTACCAATCAAACATTTAATCAAAGATTAGCGGCAGCTCAAGGTCTTGGTGGGTTATCAGAAACACAAGCACAAAGACAAATGTCAGCAGCTCAATTAGCTCCATCATTAGCAGCAGCAGATTATTCAGATATACAACAGCTTATGAATTTAGGTGCTACAGAAGAAGATTATTCAAGACAAGCATTACAATCTGATATTGGTAGATTTGAGTTTGAGCAAAACAAACCTTACAGTAAATTGCAATCTTATTTATCAGCCGCTTATGGTGCTCCTGCCCCTATGAACCAAACTACAACTTCATCAGGGGGAGGTAAATAATGGCAATGATACCATATATGGCAGGTGGTTATGCTATAGACAGAATGATGGGTGGAAATGGAACTACTGGACTAGCATTGGGGACAGGTTTAGGTGCTTTAGGTACAGGTACTTTTGCAAGTGCATTAGCTCCAGAACTAACAGCAGCAGAAATGGCAGGTGGTATGCAGGGAGTAGGCTCTATACCTGCTGCATCATCTCAAGTAGGCATACTTGGAACATCTCCAGCTAATATGATGACATCTAATAGTTTAGGTGCATTAGATATTGCTACTACTCCAACATCTTTATTAAGTCCTCCTACTTTAGCAGAAGCAACTGCAACACCAAGTTTATTTGAAATGGGAAAAAGAAATTTAGGTGAAGGAATTGCTAATATACAAAACTTTGCAAGTCCTGTAACAGATTTTATTAATGAAGGTTATGAGGATATGTCACTAAATGACAAAATTTCTATGGGTATGCTAGGTGGTCAAGCAATAGATGCAACCAATCAACCGCCACCACAGTTACAAGTAGCTCCACCACAAATGATACCTGCTAAAGAACCTACAATCGGTGCTCCTTTAGCAATAAATGTACAAGCACCAAACACAAGTTTTGTAAAAGACCCAAGAAAATTATACGAGGAAAGAATGTATGGCTAATCCCCTAGATTATTTAAAAAACTTAATACCAGAAGATACTAATATATTTGGTGCAAGTCCTGATTCAAATTTAAAACAACTAGCATCATTAGGATTGCTTGGAGATAAAGCAGGGTATAAAAAAGCATTAGAAGATGCTAATAGACAATCTATATTTCAAGGTCTATTAAACACAGGTTTAAGTTATGTTGCTCAACCTAAAACTGGAGGTTATGGAACAGTTTTACCTTATGTTGCTAAAGCAGGTATGGCAGGTATGGCAGCCGCTCAAAAACCTTTTGATAAGTTAGCATCTAATGCAATGACCAATGCACAACTAAAAACATTGTTAGCAAAACAAAATGAAAGTATATTTGCAAAAGAATCTCAAAGTAAATACACTCCTGAATCTGTACAAGAATCAATTAACATTAAAAAAGCAGGTGGTAGTGATGCAGATGCTAGAGCTGTATTATTGCCTTTACCAGAAAAAAAAGATAGCAGTAATATATTAAAAACTACTAATTTTGTACAAAATAATAAGACAGGAACACAGTACCCAGTATTTTTTGATAAAAGCAAACCAATAAAAAACCGAGTAATAATAGATGGTAAAGAAGTTCCTGTAAGCCAAGATATGTTTGGTGAAGATGGTATGTCATGGTTAAATATGACTACAAATAATAAAACTATTGCAAACTTTAACCAGTTTAGCAAATTAGACAATGAAATAGGATTGGAAGAAAACTCATTAAGACAACTTAACCAATATGTTAAAGATGTTGGAAGTTTAGATAGTGGTTTACCTAAACTTGCAAACCAATTTTCAGAATCAGTAAAAGCATTTTTCAATGCTAATTCTGATGACTATACAGAAGAAGAATTGCTACAAAGATTAAATGAAGGTCGTATGCAAGGTTTATTAGGTCAGCTTCGTTTAGAAACTGTTGGTGGTGGTGTTATGACAGAACAAGATGCAGCTAGGATTGTTGCTAGATTAGGTGGAGACCCTGCAACAATGTTTAATAACCCTCAAGTTGTACAAAGAGCTATTGGAGAAATTCTTGCTAATAAATATTATTTATATAAAAATAAAGTTGATTTATATAATAGTCAAATAGATAGTGGTTACGGAACTAAAGGATTTAAAAGAAAAGATTATTTAAAAATTAATCCTGATTCATTTTATGGTGCTACCTCACCACAAGCTATTGAAGCAGAAAGTGGAGTACAAACTACTACAACTAATACAGGACTACCTACTTTGCAAGAAATTGAAGCAGAACAAAAAAGAAGAAGGGGAGGTAAATAATAATGGATTTGTCTGCATTTAGTGATGAAGATTTACAAGCATTAAAAGAAAATGACATAACTAAAATATCTGATGATGGATTAACTATATTAAAAAATGCTTCTGATCCATCTATACCTACTCCATTTGGCTCTGGTGATAATAGGGTTGATAGAGAGTTAAACATTTTTCAAAAGGGTGTTAATACTTTAGCAGATGTTTTGCAAGTACCATCTAAACCATATAAAGAAAGAGTTACTCAAAAAGAAATTGAACAAGAAGGATTTGTTCCTACAGCACAAGCTATTG